AAATTTAGCAAATCAATTTTTGTGAAATTTTTCTAATTTTTAAAATCAAATTACTAATATATAATAAATTTTTTAAAAGAAAGATACTTTTTAATTTGTTTTCCCAAAGATTTCTCTTTGGGAAATTTGATTTCAGACGGACAAAACATTTATCTTTTTTTTGTTTATATAAATTTTGCGAAATCAAATTTCAGACAGACAAAACATATCATCAAGAAATTTTAAAAATGATCATCAGTGTTGTTTTTAAAAATGTTCAAAATTTTACCATAATCATCATTTTTCATTTCATTATCATTGATAAGAATTTCTTTCAAATATTTTCCATAAACTGATTTTGATATTTCTTGACATTCTCCTTTATAAATATTTTCAATAAAATTTTTAACATCAATAAGATTAATTCCATAATAAGTAATAACATACATCAAAACTAATTGCCACATATCATCACTAGGAACAACATTTAATTTATCATAATTATTAACACTTATAAATTTTAAAATTTCATAATTTGCTATATTTGATCTTCTTGATTTGAATGTAGAAGGTACAAAATATCCACTCATACATTTTCCAGTTTTTTGAATGGATAATAATCCACTAACATACCAATTTTTTCCATTAAAAGCTAAATTATTTGGACAAATTGATCCATGACAAATGTTTTGTGATTTCAAAAAATTTAAAGCATTCCAGAAATCACAAAACATTTTACTAACATTATATATGGTAAATTGTAATTTTTTTTCTAAGACATTTTCAAGTTTGTCAACAAACAAATGAGTAATAAAATAATAATCAGTAAATTTTATATAATAATTATTATCTTCATCTTCATATTTTCCAAATTTAAGAATTGGTTCAAGATTCTCATTATCTAAAGTTAAAATTTTAACATAATCTTCTCTAATTTTTACTAAAGTAACATAATTTAAAACCAATTCTTTATATTCTGATCTTTCAATCAAACGTCTTCCAACATTTCTTCCTTGAAATTTTTCATCATCGTAATATTTTTTAAAAGATGTTTTAAGTTCTTCAACATTTTCTGAAAAGAAAGGATGTACTTTTGATTCAACCATTTTATTTTTTGATATTTATCTTCTAGTATTAATTTAACTAATAAATTTCAAAATTAACAAATCAATTTTTGTGAAATTTTTTAGTTGAAAGTTATTTTGAAATATTTTGGTATTTGTCCCTAGTCATTATTTTCTATCAAATCTAATTTCATTATTTTTTATGATAATATTCATTTTTAAAATATTGTTTATAGTAAATCAAAATCAATGATGATAATTTATCATTTTAAAACAAAACTGTTTTAAAAATATTACAAAATTAATATTTTTTATTAAGATGTATTTATATCATAATATAATAAAGTTTATAATTAGGTTTCAATATTTAAGATAAAAATTTAGTTTATTTAAAATATGTAAGACTTTCTTCAAAAATTTCACATCTAGAAAAAGGAATTTTTTTTAACCATTCTTTTCCTAATTTTTTCCAACTTACTGTATAATTTTTGACAATTTCTACAAATTGTAAATCTTTATCATTTATAAATAATTCTCCATCATACCATTTTTCATCTGAAATAATAGTTTCATCAAAATATTTATTAGCAACAGTTGGATAAACTCCAGCTTCGAAATGGTTAACATTTTCATCTTCAAAAGCGTTTAAATAATTAATTTTTCCCTCAGAATCAAAATGTTTTTTTGGAAATAAATATCTATATGAATATTTTCCTTCACTTGCTTTAAGATCTTTTTTCAATTTATAAATTGAAAAAATCATATCAGATTTATATTCAAAAACATTTCTTAATGCAACACATGGTATAGTTGCAAAATAAATTCCAAATTTTCCAGTATTTATACATTTTTCAGGTTTTAAATTATCTTCTTTTAATGAAGTTTTGTAAATTAAAAAATCTTTTGGAATTTTATAATTTTTTATTTTTGGAATTTCATATTTTAATACCATTTTTTAAATTAAAATATTAAACAGAATTTTAAATAATTATTATTTTTTGTTTAAAATTCTGATGCTTTATACATTATCATTGAAACTTGTTTATCTTTTATTTCATTTTTTCTAAATTTTATAAAATCAAACAAATCAATTTCTTTATTTTTTCCAAAAATAATAAAATCATCAAACATTTCAGGAGTAGTTTCTTCGTCTAAAAGATGAGATTTTATAAAATGATCATTTTGAATATCAGAAGTGTTTGAAGGATAAGTTTGTGAAATTATGGGAGGCTGAACAAAATATGTTGATATTTCATTTGAAATATTATAAAGAACTGCATCAATTGCAACATTTAAAGTATTTTTTTCAATATAATCAAATGTTGTTTTCGCACCTTTTTTTGAAATGTAATAACAACCAGTTCCTCCAATAAAATCTTCATCAATTTGTTCTCTACTGTTTTTTTGAAAAATACCTTCTTTTATTTCACGATTTGGTTTTGATATTGATGAAAAAAAAATCAAATCAGGAATTTTATTTTCATTTTGAATAATTGAGAATGCACGGTAAAGTTTTGGTAAAAAATCAACTGAAGGAGAAACATCATCTTCAAAAATTAAATAACCATCAACAATTTCATCTTCAAGTAAATTTTTATAAAGTTTTAAATGTGATAAAGCACAACCAATTACACCTGGTCTCATTGCATAATCACAATTTTTACAAAAAGAACGAAGTCGTTTTGTAATTATTAAATCTTTTCCATCATACGCACTAACTCTTTGTAAATCTGATGGTAAAAAATTTGAAAAAGTTTTAATTCTTTCAAGACGATCATTTCTTCTATCAAGATTTATTAAAAAAGATTTAAATTTTAATGGTTCTAAAAACTGTTTAAAATTGAGAAAATCGTACGCATTACATTTCATTGATGTTTTATCTGAAGTAAGTCTTCCTATATGTTTGAAATGATATCCAGGAAGAAATGCTGTTTTAAATCCAGCATTTTCATATCTAAGAGCAAACATGAATTCAAATTTCAATTCATTTTTGAATTGAATTTTTTTAAAAATTTTTGTATTTATTATACTTGGAGATAAAGAAAAATGTGGATAATAATTACAATTATTTACGTTTCCATGTTTTAAAAAAAAATTATTTTTTAAAGTTTCGTCAGGACAATATTCATGCTCAAAATATTTTACTCTATTAGATGTCATTTTTTCAAAACCTCCTTTAATATTATCAGTTGCAGATTCAGTATAATTATGATTAAAAACTACTTGACCTATATTTGAATCTTGATCAAAGATATCAATTATATCTTTTACATAATTTCTTTTATCAATCAACATTCTATCATCTTCTAAATGAAGTAAATAAGGAGTAGAAACCATTTTAGTAATTATTTTAAGACTCTTAGGATGACCTTTTTCTTCAGGAGTTTTCCAAACAAATTCAAAAAAAGGATAACGAGATTTCATTTCTTCTCTATCTTCATTACTTGAATTATCATCAACACAAATCCATCTGCAAATTAAATCAATATCTTGAAAATTTTTTAAAAAAGCATCCATTGTTTTTTTAAATTCAGAAATTCTTCTACATGTTGTTATTGAAAATGTTAATAAAGGAATAGAACATGGTTGAAGAAAAAATATATCAAAATTTTCATTATGACATATTTCATTTCGAGACATTTCTTCTTCATATATATTCTCTAATTCTTTAATAAAAAGTGAATGATTGAAAAGTGATCGTTTAATAATTTCATCATCTGAAACACGAGATTGTATGATAAAATTTATCATTGAAATTGCTTTTTCAAGTCTTTCTTTTCTAAATTTAGAATTTGGAGAATTCAACCAATAATAAGAAATTGCAATTTCTTCTCTTATTATAACACTATCTGGATAAAATTCTAATAATTTTTCACCAAAAAAAACAACAAAATAATATCTTTTTTCTAAACGTTGTTTTCTTATATATTTTTCAATGGTTCTCATTTTATATTTTATATTTTCCGAGTTAAATCAAAAATAATACTTTAGAGAAATGACTCAATTTAATAGTAAAACAATGAATTCTTTTTTAATTCGTTCATATTGTCCAGATGAACTATTATATATCGATAATACAATTAATAAATTTTTTAAACTTGGTAATTTAATTGCAAATCATACTTGTGGTCATAGATACAGAACAAAACTTAGAGGAAGAAAAGAACTTTCTGTTTTAGAAAATAAAATTCTTCCATCAAAAACTTGTTCAGTTTGTTTTAAATTAAGAATAACATTTTTTAATGAAAAAATTATTAAATTAATTTGTCAAAAAGAAGGAAATGGAGAAATCGATATTGAATTTCTTAAATGTAAAAATGAATTTTATCAATGGTTATATCAAAAAATATAATTTTAAAATTATATTTGATACAAATAATGTTAAGTTTATAATTCAACACATAATAATGTGTTGAATTAAATTAAAAAATTAAAATTTTCACAATATTTTTAAACTATTATAACATTTCAATTTGTTTAAAAAAATTTTTCATAACATTTACTAAATTCTAATGGAAGTACACGTTCTTCTTCACAATTTGTATTTGTAGCAACATCTGGATTGAAAATGATGAAAGCATCTTCATTTTCAACTACTGATTCTGTACTACCACTAGTCAAACTACTTCCATTGTAAACAATTTCTAAAAAAATCAAATTAATTTTTTTTTGTAAATTATTACAATCACAAAATAGTTTTCCATTTACACTTACATCTGTTACTTTTTCAAAGATACCTTCAATATAATAACTATTATCGGGATCTATTTTATTATCAAAATTATCTTCATAAAGATAATAATTATCAAAATTATTCAATATGATCTTATAAGGAATTTTACATTCCTCTAAAAAATCATTTATATTAATATTTTTAAAAGGCCAACATGACATTTTTAATTTTTTATTTCCAATATTTAAGTTCAAAGTATCATAAAATAATTCAGTAAAAAATTTTAATTGGTTATCTGAAATAACATTAACTTTCAAATTTTCAAGCAATGAATATTTTTTAACAATAAAATTATCAATGTTAATAAATTTTATTGCTGGTTTTAAAAAATAATTTTTATACAATTCTATTTCTAATTCAAAATCATCAAATTTTAAAACAGTTTCATTTATTGATTTAATGACAATAACATCAGGATTTTCAGAATTAGATAAAATATAATAGTTATTATCATCTTTAAATTTTAAATATGGTTTTTCATTGAATTCTTCATTGGATTCTTCATTAAAATCCAAAATTCCAAATTTGTATTTAGAAATTAAATTCCATTTTTCTAAATTTTCCATATTTCTTATTTTTCATTTATTTTAATTAATTGATTTTAAAAATCAATTATTTCAACTTAGTTATATTGATAAATATGAATAATTTTTAAAAGTTACTAAAGATTTAAAAAAAATTTTTAAGATTGATTTATTAAAAATTTTTCAAAACATTTTTGTTTTGAAAAACTATTTAAACATTAAACATTTAAATATTTAAAATTTACAACCAGAGAGTTTAAAATTTTTAATTTTTCTTTATCAGTTTGTTCATGAATTATAGGAACATCTGTTTTGAAAAATTCTTGTAATTTAAAAAAAGGAACATCTTTTTTTACATTTGGAATCAATGAAAAAAATTCATTAAAAAATTTTATTTCTGTTTCAAACAATTCTTTATTTTCAGTTATCCAATTACAAAGATAAGAAGGTTTATAAAAAACACAATTTTTACAAAAAGCATGAGATTGTTTTAAAATTAAAGATTTAGAAAGATTAAACTTTTCAACATATGGAATTAATAATAAAATAAATTCTTTTATATTTTCATCATATCTATGCATTAAATTTTTAATAACTTCAAGAAGATCGTTTTGATTTTTTATAAATGTTTCAATAAACTTTGGAAATTCTTCAATTTTAAATGAATCTTCACACAAGAAAATAGCTGCCATTTTCTTGTTTCTATTGATTCTTAAAGAGTTTTTCAAAATAACATTTTTTTAGTAAAAATCTTTATAAAAAGAGTAAAAAATTGAATATCAAAATTTAATATTTATAAAAATAAGTTAAAGAATTGTTACAAAAATGAAAACAATGAATCAATTTGTTCAAAAAAACAATCAATTTTTAAATAAAAATAATAGATATTCAAATCGTGGTTCTGTTTTTGATGTTCCATCTCAAACAGAAATATCTTTAATTAGAAAAGAAACATTTAGTTCATCTGAGGATTTTCATAATTTATTAAATTTTGAAAATCTTCAAGAAAATCATGGAAAAACAAAAACAGAATTGCAAGATGTAATTTCATCAATGTCGCATGAAATTTGCAAATTAAATCCAAATGTTGAAATGTTTAGTGTAAGAAATGTTACATGGAAAAAAGAAGAAAATATAAAACCTTCAACGGAAAAAAGAAGTTTTGTTTTTGTAAATGAAAAAATGTATTTTAGTGGGTATCCTTATTCTTTAGAATTAACAAAAAAAGATATTTCAAAATTTCAACAAGATTTTGATCTTTTTTCAAACTTTCGTTTTTTTGAAGCAAATGAAGGAACGATGATTAGAGTGTTTTATGTTGATGAAAAATGGTATACTTCAACTAATAAAAAATTAGATGCTTTTACAAGTAAATGGGCTGCAAAAAAAAATACTTTTGGAATTCAACTTTACGATGCAATTTGTCTTTTGTTTGACGAAGAAAAAATAATTGAAAGTGATTTTAAAAAAAAGATTGAAATTACAAAAGAAAATTTAAATAATATCTGGGAAAAAAGTCTTGAAAAAGATAAAAAATATTTTTTTCTGTTAAAGCCATGTGAAGAAGAACGAATTGTTTGTTTGACTTCAAAAGATCGTTTAAAAAATATTGGTATTTTAGATAAAAATAATATTTTGTCATTAGATGAAGATGTTAGTTTAACCTTTCCTACAAAACAAAAAACAATTTTAATTTCAAGACCAAAAGAAAGATTTTTTGAGAGTGAAGAAAATTTTTTGGAAGAATTGGATAAATTAAACGAATACGAATGTCCTGGTTTTATGGCTATTTGTATAAAAGATTTTAAAACATCAGAAGATATTTCAAAAAATATAGAACGTTCGTTTCATGTCAGAATTTTCAGTGATAAATATAAATACCTTTTTTCTCTTAGAGATAATGTTCCTTCTTTAAGATTTAGATATTTTCAACTTTCTTTTTTAAAAACTAAAGAATCTTTGCATGATAAAGATTCTGAAAATTATCAAAAAGCTTTTTTTGCTTTAGAAAATTTTTGTAACTTGTATAAAGATGCTTTTAATAAAACCGAAGTTGATTCATTTATTTGGAAAATTGTTACCGATTTATTTTTAAAATATCAATCATTTTATGTTCGTCATGAAAAATTTGAAATTTCTCCAACAATAAAATCAACTATGTCTACAATACATAATGAATACATAGAATCACAATATAAGAAAAAAACAGATCCCAAAAGAATTTCAGATATTGTTAGTTGTTTAAAACCAACATTTCTGAATAAACTTATTAAGGAATATCAAGATCAAGAAAAAACAATTGAAATTTAAATATTTTTTTATTTTTTTAAATTAAAATAATTTTTTGAACTTTTTTATTTTTATTTTTTGTAGTTCCCAAAGAGAAATCTTTGGGAAAAAATTACTTTATTATATATTATATGTATATAAATTATATACATATTTCAAAAATTTGATTTAATATTTTTTATAAATTTATAAAATTTTAAATAATGGATTATTATCAACCAGAATCTTTAATTTATATTTCTTCAAAAATTGCTTTCTCAAACAATCTTAAAAAAAATAAATTTCCTAAAATTTTACAACAACATATAAATAAAATAAAAAATTGTTGTTTAAATAAATTTGGTTTGCCTATTCAAGAAGCAGTTGGAAATTGTCATTTTCATTGTTTTGAAAAATTTATTAAAAACAATTATAATTTTATAGAAGATATTTGTACTATGGCAGTAAAATATGGAGATTTAGAAACTTTAAAATTTTGGATTGAAAAAGATTTTAAAGTTTCTAAATATTGTATTCAATCATCTTTTTTATTAGAAAAATTTGATATAATAATTTGGTTATCTAAAAATTATTCAAAATTATTTAAAGAACAGGAAAAAGAAATTTTTTCTATTGTTGCATACAATGGAAATTTTAAAATTTTAAAATGGTTATATCAAAATAAATTTAATTTTGATGAAAAAGCTTGTTCACAAGCTCTTTGCAATAAACAATTCAATGTTTTAAAATGGCTTAGATATAAAAATTGTCCTTGGGATGAAAAAACATCAAATAATGCAATTCTGTGTTGTAATTTAAAAACTGTAAAATGGCTTTGGGAAAACAAATGCCCTTTTTCAGAAAATTGTTGTTGGTTTACTTTTGGTGGTAACAGAGATAATATAAATTGTTTAAAATTTCTATATGAAAAAGGTTTTAATATAAATAAATATCATTTTGAAGAAATTGTAAAAAATGAAAAATTAAAATGTTTAGAATTTGTTATTTCAAAAAATTGTTTTCATGATAATTATTGTTTAATTTTAATATTTGATTTGTTTTTAAAAAAAAAAAATATAATTGAAACTAAATTTTCTTTAATCAAAAATTTTTACATTCAACATAAAGATTTAATTCTAAATAATAAAATTTGTGATTTTTGTGAATTAAGTGATGAAATTTATGACGAAATCGATGAATAATTTTTAAAAATAAACAAATAAAATTTTAAAAAAATTTTAGAAACATTAATCAAAATATTAAACGAAAAAATTTTTGAAGAATTTGCAAAACGTGGAGATTTACAAATGAAAATTCTTTTTGAAAATATATTTTAAATTTTCCAAAAATTTATTTTTGGAAAAATTGAAAATTGAAAACTGAAAATTAAATTTTAAGAAAAAAATCAAACTTAAAATGGAAGTATCTAATTTTCAAATCAATAAATGCTGTGATGATAATTTGATTGCTATAAAAAATAATCATTTTAATTGTCTGAAAAATGAAGAAAAAAATTATTTTAAATTAGCTTTTGAATCTAAGAATTTAAAATTCTTAGAATGGCTTCTTGAAAATAAACATTCTTTAAACAAAGATGTTTTTCTTGATGCTATAAAAACTAAAAATTTTGAAATTATAGAATGGCTTTTAAAAAATAAAGATGATTTATATAAAATCACTTTTAGTGATGCTATAAAAAATGGAGATGTTGACATTTTAAGTTGGCATTGTAAAAAAAGATTTCATTTGAATAAAAATATTTTTCAAGAAGCAATTAAAATTGGAAATGTTAAAATTATAAAATTGCTTCTTGAAAATAAATGTCATAAAGATGATGATGGTAATATTTTTCAAGAAGCAATCAAAAATGGAAATGTTGAAATTATAAAATTACTTCTTGAAAATAAATGTTATAAAGATAATCATAATTTTATTTGTCGTAAAGCTATCAAAATTGGAAATATTGAAATTTTAGAATTGCTTCTTGAAAATAAATTTCATTTAAATCAAAATATTTTTGAAGAAGCTTTAAAAATTGAAAATGTTAAAATTTTAGAATGGCTTCTTAAAAATAAATGTCCTTGGAATGAGTATACTTTTGATAATGCAGTAAAAATTGGGAATTTAAAAATTTTAGAATTGCTTGTTAAAAATAAATGTTCTTGGAATGAACATACTTTTTCTCGTGCTATAAAAACTGAAAATTTTGAAATTATAGAATGGCTTTTTAAAAACGGATGTCCTTGGGATGAAAGTACTTTTAGTTATGCTTCAATACGTGGAAATTTTGAAATTATGAAATGGCTTCTTAAAAACGGATGTCCTTTGGATAATCAAACATTTGTTTGTGCTGTTGAAAATGGTAATCTTGAAATTGTTAAATGGCTTTTTAAAAATAAGTGTCCTTGGGATGAATATGTATCTTACAAAGCTTCTTTAAAAGGTCATTTAGATGTTTTAAAATGGATTATAAAAAAAGGTTGTCCGTGGGATAAAGAAGATATTTGTGAAAATTCTTCTTTATCTGGAAATTTGGATATGTTAATTTGGGCAAAAGAACAAAAATGTCCTTGGAATAGTCAAACAACTATTTATGCTGCAGATTTTGAAAATTATGATATTTTAAAATGGGCAATAGAAAATAAATGTCCTGTAAATTCAGATGTTTGTATGAAGATTGCTAAAAATGGAAATTTAGAAATGTTAAAATGGGCTAGAATGCATAATTGTCCTTGGAATATACAAACAGCTAATGTTGCTGCTTTAAATGGAAATTTAGAAATATTAAAATGGATTTATGAAAATGGATGTCCTTGGGATGTAAGCATTTCAAAATTTGCTAAAAATCATTTAGACTGTTATAATTTTATTATGGAAAATCAAAATCAGATTAAATCTGAAATTGAAATTATTGATAATGATAAAGGAGATTTTGTAGATTCTCCGATTTCTAAATTTTGTTTGTTTTGTTCTGATGAAAAAATTAATCGTGTATTTATTACTTGTGGTCATGGTACATGTTATAATTGCTTTGTAAAAAATAATGAAAAATGTCCAAGATGTATTTAATTATTTTAAATTTTAAAATTTGAAATAATTTTTCCAAAGAAATTTCTTTGGAAAATTGAGTTTTTTTCTTAAAATTTATGTAATTATAGTAAATAAAAATGTCTTTAAAAGAAACAAAAGAATGTTGTTTAAATATCAACGATGATACCGCAATTTTTGCAATTCAAAATGAACATTTAGATTGTTTTGAAAATCTTATGAATATTGGAAATCATTTAATTCCTAAATTTATTTGTGATGTTGCTATAGAAAAAAAAAATTTAAAAACTTTAAAATGGCTTTATGAAAAAGGTTTTGAATGTTCAATATGGACATGTTATACTGCTGTAAAAGAAGGACAATTAGATATTTTAAAATGGTTAAAAGAAAAAAATTGTCCATGGGATGAAAAAAATTGTTGTATAACAGCCATTATAAATGGACATTTTGAAATAATGAAATGGTTATTTGATAACAAATGTCATTTTGATGAAGAAATGTGTGGAGCTGCTGCAATGAGTGGAAGATTAGATTTTTTAAAATGGCTTCGTAAAAATAAATGTCCTTGGGATGAAAGAACTAGTAAATTTGCTATTTATGAAGGTAATTTAGATATTTTAGAATGGATTTATAATGAAAAATGTCCATTTCCAGAAGATGCATGTGAACTTGCTGTTTTGAAAGAAAAATTAGAAAGTTTAAATTTTCTTATAAAAAATAAATTTCCTTTGGGTGATGTTTTTATAAAAACTATTCATTGGAAAAGATTTAACTTTTTAGATTTTCTTCTTTCAAAACAGTGTTCTTTTAATAAAACTTTTCTAAATTTATTAAATTTTTATTGGGATAATTTTAAATTTGAAATTGAAAATTATCCCGAAATAAAAAAAATTTGTGAAAAAAATTTTTAAAAATAATTGATTTTCACATTTTTTAAAAAATTTAAATTAATAATTTGAATAAAATGAGTATAAAAGTTTTTGAAATTGATCTGGAAAATTCATTTCCAGATACCGAACCAAATAATGTTTCAAATGGTGTGATAAAAAAGGAATTTTCTTTTCAAAAATCTACATTAAAAAAACGTATAGATTCATTTAAAAACTGGCCTAAAAAAAATATATTACCATCAATATTTGATTTATCATCAGCTGGATTTTTATTTTTAGGAAAAGAAGATCATGTTAAATGTGTTTATTGTAATGGTTCTGTTGGAAATTGGAAATCTTGCGATAATCCATGGATTGAACATGCAAGATGGTATCCAAAATGTGTATTTCTTTTAATGTCGAAAGGACAAGATTTTATTGATGAAGTTCAATTAAAAATGAATGATAAAAGTGAAAATGAAATATTAAATATTCAAGAAAGTTTTCAAACGGAAAAAAAAAGTTTTAAAAAAAATTCTTGTAAAATCTGTATGAAAGAAAAAGCCAATATAGCTTTTCTTCCATGTGGTCATTTAATTTGTTGTCCAAGTTGTTCTTTATCTTCAAATTTTTGTAAAATTTGTTATAAAAAAATAACAGATTTTGTTCGTATCGTTTAAAAAATAAAAATTGAGTTTATTTTTTTTGAAAAAACAGCAAAAAAAAAAGATAAATGTCACAAGCCGTAAGAAATTTATATATCCAATTTGATGAAAAGAAAAAATGTTGTTATGGTATTTTTGATGAAAATACTGCTAATATTTCTGCAGAAAATGGACATTTAAATTGTTTAAAATGGGCTATTGAAAAAAATTGTTTTTTTGATGAAATGACATGTGCTTATGCTGCTTCAAATGGACATTTAGATTGTTTAAAATATCTTCGTGAAAAAGAATGTCCATGGGATGAAAAAACATGTTTTTATGCTGCTGAAAATGGACATTTACATATTTTAGAATGGGCTAGAAAACACAATTGTCCTTGGAATAAATGGACAGGTATTCTTGCTGCATTAAATGGTCATTTACATATTTTAGAATTTGTTGTTAGAGAAAAAGGTTCTTTAAACTCAGAAACATGTTCTGCTGCTGCAGAATATGGACATTTAAAATGTCTTGAATTTCTTCATGAAAACAAATGTCCGTGGGATGAATGGACTTATTTTCTTGCTTTACAAAATGAAAATAAAGAATGTTTAGATTTTATTAAAAAAAATAATTGTCCATATAAAAATTTTTCCATATAAATATAAAAATTTAATTTTAAAAAAAATTCAAAACATTTTAATGTTTTGAATTCAAAAATTTGTTTTAAGTTTAACAAACATTTATTAAATGAAAATTGAAAGCTTGATTTTAAAAGATGTTTAAATTAAAAAAAATAAAAGAATGTTGTTATTGTTTAGACGAAACAGAAAAAATATGGATTGCTGCAAAAAATGGACATTTAGATTGTCTAATTCTTTTTTTTGAAAATGGATGTAATTGGGATGAAAAAACGTGTGAATCTGCTGCTGAAAACGGACATTTAGATTGTCTTAAATATGCTCATGAGCACGGATGTCCTTGGGATGAAAATACATGTTCATTAGCTGCTGAAAACGGACATTTAGATTGTCTTCAATATGCTCATACACACGGATGTCCTTGGGATGAATGGACATGTTCATTAGCTGCTGAAAACGGACATTTAGATTGTCTTAAATATGCTCATACACACGGATGTCTTTGGGATAAATGGACAACAATTCTTGCTGCTAAAAATGGACATTTAGAGTGTCTTAAATATGCTCATATAAATGATTGTTTTTTAGATTCATTAATTTGCTATTTTGCTGCAAAAAATGGACATTTAAATTGTTTGAAATTTGCTTATGAATTTGGATGTCCATGGTCAAAATGGGCATCTTCTATTTCATCTAAAAATGGACATATAGAATGTTTTCGATATATATTCCAATATATGAATTTTTTAAATTTTCAAAATAATTAAAAATAAAAATTAATTTCAAAACAAATTTTGTTTTGAAATTTAATTAAAAATAATTAAATTTAATGAAAAACTTCTTCTAAAAGCCAATCATCTAAATTTAAATTTGATTTAACTGAAATCAAATCTTCAACTTTTGTATAAAAAAATGCAAATTCTTCTTTTCCAATTTTTACAAAATTTTCAAAAATTTTATCAGTATCACATTCATCACCTTTGATTATAAAAGAATTCAATCCAACAAAAATACACGAAGGATACATTTTCTCAAAAACAAGTAAAAAAAATTTATGAAGTTTATTAAAAAGATCTTTTAAATTTATTTCTAAAGAATTTTTTGAAAAAGGATTTACTATTGATTCAATACATAGATGATGAAATTTTTGTCCTGAAGTTATAATATGATTTTTTATTTCATTTTCAAAAAATGGATTTAAAGTTTGACATTCTTTTTTCTTTTCATCTTCAATGAAATTTTTTATAATTTTTGTTTTACAAATAGAAATATTTGAACAATAATTTGTTTCATTATTTTCTTTTTTTGTTGAAATTGTGATATTATACCAAATCAACATTAATTTAGGTTCTGGAAGTCCAACAAAAGAATGACGTGAAAAATATTTTTTATCTTCACTTTCTTTATTTTCTATATTTTCAATAAATTTTAATTTTTTAGACATATTTGATTTTTCTGAAAACATATTTGATAAATTTCATAATTTATTTTTTTAAATTTCATTAATTTCATTAATTTCATTAATTTCATTAATTTCATTAATTTCATTAATTTTATTAATTTCATTAATTTTATTATTATAAAAATGAATAATGAATGTAAAAATAAAAAAGTTGTTTTTGGAAAAACTGTACCTCAAAATTTTGATGTCACATACCGTGGTGGTGGTAGTTTAGATTGTACATGTGGTATGTGTACTATTGGAACACCAGTTGGAAAATGTGACATGAGAGATGGAATTTATGATCCTCAAATAGGATGGCAACAATGTTGTATTGGATTATGTACATCTCAACCTTTATGTGCAATTGTAAATGTTAAAGAATGTAATATTGGATTAAATTCTAAAAATGAAAATCCTTTATGTTACGTTTCTTGGGATACATTTGCTCCGAATCAAAAGTGTTTTTTTGATCTTGAAAAAATTGATACATTACAACTAGTTAACAAATTTACAGAAAAATTTGGTTTAAATAATGAAGTTTACAATAATTATTGTTTTTCTAAAGTTTCAAATTGTCCAGATGGAGTAAAAGAATGTAGCAGAATTAAATCTTCAGATGAAGGAAATCTTGAATGTAAATTATGGTTTGAATCATTACCAGCTACTACTCAAGACGCATATATGCAATATTATTGTATGAAAAATCAAACAAAAGAATGTAATTGTGTTTTAAGATCTGAATCTCCTACGTTTATCAAAATGAAAGGAATGCATGGATATAATGATGGATGTTGGTTTTTACCATGTTCAGATTCATATGAATATTTGATTCCTTCAAATTTAAAAAATCCGTCATGTCCAAGTAATATTTGTCAAATTATTATAGATGTTGCAAATGCAGGAAATGTTAATATTGATGATATTAAAAATGATTTAACATGTAATTTTGATCCTAAACCACGACCAGATCCTGAAAGTTTTTGGGAAAAATATAAAATAGAAATTTTTATTGTTTTTATTATTTTTGTTATTATAATTTTTTCAATAATGAAAAAAAAATAAAGTTGAATTACATAATTTAAATAAAATTATGTAATATTTTTTAATTAATTAAAAATGAATAATGAATGTAAAAATAAAAAAGTTGTTTTTGGAAAAACTGTACCTCAAAATTTTGATGTCACATACCGTGGTGGTGGTAGTTTAGATTGTACATGTGGTATGTGTACTATTGGAACACCAGTTGGAAAATGTGACATGAGAGATGGAATTTATGATCCTCAAATAGGATGGCAACAATGTTGTATTGGATTATGTACATCTCAACCTTTATGTGCAATTGTAAATGTTAAAGAATGTAATATTGGATTAAATTCTAAAAATGAAAATCCTTTATGTTACGTTTCTTGGGATACATTTGCTCCGAATCAAAAGTGTTTTTTTGATCTTGAAAAAATTGATACATTACAACTAGTTAACAAATTTACAGAAAAATTTGGTTTAAATAATGAAGTTTACAATAATTATTGTTTTTCTAAAGTTTCAAATTGTCCAGATGGAGTAAAAGAATGTAGCAGAATTAAATCTTCAGATGAAGGAAATCTTGAATGTAAATTATGGTTTGAATCATTACCAGCTACTACTCAAGACGCATATATGCAATATTATTGTATGAAAAATCAAACAAAAGAATGTAATTGTGTTTTAAGATCTGAATCTCCTACGTTTATCAAAATGAAAGGAATGCATGGATATAATGATGGATGTTGGTTTTTACCATGTTCAGATTCATATGAATATTTGATTCCTTCAAATTTAAAAAATCCGTCATGTCCAAGTAATATTTGTCAAATTATTATAGATGTTGCAAATGCAGGAAATGTTAATATTGATGATATTAAAAATGATTTAACATGTAATTTTGATCCTAAACCACGACCAGATCCTGAAAGTTTTTGGGAAAAATATAAAATAGAAATTTTTATTGTTTTTATTATTTTTGTTATTATAATTTTTTCAATAATGAAAAAAAAATAAAGTTGAATTACATAATTTAAATAAAATTATGTAATATTTTTTAATTAATTAAAAATGAATGATAAAAAAATTGTTGATGAAGAAATTGTCGACGAAGAACTTGTCGACAAAAAAATGTTAAAAAAAGAATTGAAAGAAATTGCTAAATACAATAATATTTCAAACTGGAGAGATTTAAAAAAAATGACAGCAGTATCTTTTTTTAAAAAATATCATGATATTGATGATGAAGAAATAAAACAATATTTTAAAGATTTTGAAAAATTTGGATTGAAATATATAAAAAACATGCTTATTACTGATTATATTAAAAAATATTATTTTTCAGAAAATAATATTTTTAAAGTAAATCCTTCATGTAAAAAAAATTTAATTAGTAACGTTCAAGAAGAAGCAATAAGATTAGGAATACAAATTAAAAAATCAAATGGAGAAAATAAAAAAAGATCTGAACTTTGTAAAGAAATAGAAAACGAAAATAATTTATTAGATGAAATTTTAAATTTTGAAGAACCCGAAAGTTATATCTATAGTAATAATAAAATGAATAAAACAGATGAAATCAGTGAAAAATGCGAATTAAAAAAATTGAAAAAAAAAATAGGTTCTGAAAACTGGGAAAAAGTAAATGAACTTGATATAATAACATTTTATAAAAAATATTATTTATTTAATGATGATGAAATTGAAAAAAAATTAAAATCAATTGCAAAAAAAAATAATATTTCAAATTGGAAAGAATTACAAAAAATGGATTTAGTAAATTTTTTTCTAAAATTTCCATCTAAAAAAAATGTTAAAGTTTTAAAATTTAAAGATGAAGAAAAATATATAAATAAATATAAAAATTACACTTTTGAAGAAATGGAACAAGAAGCTCAAAGATCAGGAATTAGTCTTTCAAAACCAGATAAAACTACAAAAACAAAAAAAGAACTTTTAGAAGAAATTGTAAAATATGATATTTTATGCGAAAAAATAAATTCCGAAAAAATAATTATTCCTGATAAAAAAATAAAAACTAAAAATATTTTGTCAAGTGAAATAAAACCTTCTCCTGTTAGAATTTCTTCTGAATCTTTTTTAACCAAAAATAAATGTGAAGATAATTCACAAAAAGATGTTGAAAAGGAAGCTTTAAGACTTGGAATATCACTTAAAGATGACTGTGGAAAAAAGAAAACAGTTAAAAAACTATGTAAAGAAATAGAAAATAAATTTTCTTCAGTTTCACAAGATTCTGAAACTGATTCTGAAACTGATTCTGAAACTGATTTATTTGAAGAAAAATGTAAAGAAATAGAAAAAAAGAAAAAATGTAAAGAGAAAAAATCCAAAAAAGAAGAAGTAAAAAAAGAAGCTTTATTTTTTGAAATTGATTTGTTAAAATGTAATGGAAAAGAAAAAACAATTTCACAACTTGAAAATGAAATTCATGATAAAATTTGTTCACTTTCACCAGATTCATCAGATTCTGAAAATGAATCTGAAAATGATTCATTTGAAGATAAATGTAAAGAAAAAAAATGTAAAGAAATAGAAAAAGAAAAAAAATGTAAAAAAATAGAAAAAGAAAAAAAATGTAAAAAAATAGAAAAAGAAAAAAAATGTAAAAAAATAGAAAAAGAAAAAAAATGTAAAGAAATAGAAAAAGAAAAAAAACGTAAAGAAATAGAAAAAAAAGAAAAAAAATGTAAAGAAATAGGAAAAAAATGTAAAGAAAATGTAAAAATTTTTAAAAATTCAAAATTGAGCAAAAAAGAAGAAGTAAAAAAAGAAGCTTTATTTTTTGAAATTGATTTATTAAAATGTAATGGAAAAGAAAAAACAATTTCACAACTTGAAAATGAAATTCATGATAAAATTTGTTCACTTTCACCAGATTCATCAGATTCTGAAAATGAATCTGAAAATGAATCTGAAGACGACAATACCTTTACAGATAAAAAACGTTGTATGAGAAATTCAAGATGTGACATTGAACAAGAAGCAGAAAATTTTGATATAGAAATTTTAGATAAAACAAAAAAACAAAAAACAAAAGATAAATTATGCAGAGAAATTGGAAATAAAAAAAAATCCATGTTAAATGAAATTATTAATTCTAGTAAAAAACTAAATATTTCAATTCCTCAAATTTCATCAAAAAATAATTCATTTATAAACGAAAATGAATGTATAAAAAATTTAAAATGTAACATTGAGCAAGAAGCTATTAAATTTAAAATTGATCTTAAAAGACCAAATAAAACAAATAAAACAAAAAAAGAACTATGTCAAGAAATTGAAGAACAAAAGAAATTAATTTTAGATGCTATTTGTTCTTAAAATTATTTAAAAGTTTTTAATTTTTAAAAAACTAATACAAATTATTCATAAAAATAAGATATTTTGAAAATAAAAATTTTTATTTTCAATGTGAATTTTCAATCAATTATTTAAAATATAAAATCTTTTCAATTCTGAAAAGATTTTAAATAAAAATTCTAATAATTAATCTAAAAATGAGTAAAAAAAAATGTAATTTGTATAATTCAAAAGAAAGATCTCTTTCACAACTTTCTGAAATTCCTTTTCAATCTTTTTTAAC